CACAACTGTCCTGGAAACTGTTATTTTAAAAATAAAAAGCAAAATGGTGGATACTGTGCCATGTGTGGCTTGCAACCAGCGCAACTAGGAGGTTGCGGGTGTGGATTGCAACTGGGTGGAAAACACGTGTGTCATAAATGCCCTCCTGGTTGCAGGTGCGGCCCAAATTGTGACTGCGGACACAACTGCCCTGGAAACTGTTATTTAAAAAATAGCAAACAAAATGGAGGGTGTAGTGATTGCCTTACGCAAACGGGTGGTTCTGCAAATGGTGCATTAGTTGGGGCTCCATGGACGCCCAAAATTGCAGATTGGCCAGGTGTAGCAGGAAAAGATGGCCAAACTAATTATTTCCCAATGAACAAATATCACGTTGATCCTCAAACAGAAACAATTTCAGAACGCAATCAAATAACATACACACCACAAAATGGTGGAACTAGACGCAGAAGAGCTGGCGGATTAATACCGCAAGACTTGGTAAATTTAGGAAGGAGCATGGTTTATGGAATTGGAAGCGCATATAATAGTTTAAATGGATACGCAACACCAGTTAATCCTCTGCCATACAAGGACCAACTTATAAATACAGCATCGTCAAAATTTTTTAGGTAATTTTTAAGATATTTTTTATACATTTTTTTATACATTTTAATTTTATTATATGATATAACATTATTTTCTAATAATATATCATAATGGCGTTCCCCAGCAAGTTAAAGGATCTGTGCACACCCGCATTTATTTATTTTGTTCTATCCATGATAGGCATTATTTTTTCCATTATTCAGAATTTTGGAAATAAACATACTTATAAAATGGGTATGTTTGTGGCACGCGTTCCCAGCACTATTTTAGTGTTTGCTGTCAAGATAATTTACATTCTTTTCTGGACATGGATCTTGAACTTGATCTGCAAAGATGGTCACACTGGAATTGCTTGGTTTTTGGTTCTTATTCCATTTATTCTTTTGTTTGTTATCATGGGTTTAGTAATGGTAAATCCCCGCATGTTAGAAGGAATAACTAAAAAAGTCAAATAGGTAGATTCCTTCACTAACGTTCTCACTTCGTAGAGGATTCCAGTCGCTCACCTTCGCTATCGCTCCGGCTCGCTCCAATAAAATAAATAAATTCATATAATAATAAAATTAAATAACAAATAAATAAATAAAAATTTAATAAAATTATTATATTAGATGGCTAATAAAATAATTAAAAATGGAGTATATTACGAAAAAAACGGATGGATGTATATTTCAGTAAAAGGAAACCCTAGAGAACGTGGATATGCATACGGATATTTTTGTGCCAAAGAATTTAAAAAAATCCAAGAAATGTTAAAATACATATGTTACAATGATATTGGTGAAACATGGGATTTTTTTATTGATTCTACCAAAAAATATTTTGAAGAGAAAATCAAAAAAAACTTTCCAGAATTTTACGAAGAGATTGAAGGAATTGCTGAAGGATGCAATGCAGGCGGAACAAAAACAACTGCATCTGAAATTTTAACATGGAATAATTATTTTACTATGCTTGATTCATGGTTCCCTGATTATTTATTTAATAATGGACATGAAAAAAATAAACAAAAAATTACACATGTTGTCGGACCAGGTAGAGAAGGAGGCGCAGCAGATCATTGTAGCGCATTTATAGCCGTTGGAGATTATACAGAAGATGGTAAGATTGTAGTTGCTCACAATAGTTTTTCAAATTATGTAGATGGTCAATACATGCGAGTTATTTTAGATATGAATCCAAGCAATGGGCATAGGATTGTCATGCAAACTTCACCTTGTTGGATTTGGAGCGGGACTGATTTTTTTGTAACTGATGCTGGTATAATTGGAACAGAAACAACCATTGGAGGATTTAATGCATATGAAAACAATTACCCCATTGCATTTCGTATTCGCAAATCTATGCAATATGGAGATACCATGGATGATTATGTTAAAATACTTTTGGATGGTAATTCGGGCGATTATGCAAACTCGTGGTTATTTGGAGATACAAACAAAAATGAAATCTTAAGAATAGAATTAGGGTTAAAATATCATAATGTTGAGAGAACCACAAATGGATATTTTATTGGGTTCAACGCCGCTTATGACCCGTTAATTCGTAATAAAGAATGCAGTGATACTGGTTTTTATGATATTAGAAGACATCAAGGGGCACGACGTGTTCGTCTAGGAGATTTAATGGATGAAAATAAAGGAAAATTAAATATTAACCTTGCATTAAAATTAATAGCTGACCATTATGACGTATATCTGGAAAAAGAAACCCTTTGTTCAAGAACTGTGTGCGCTCATTATGACTTAGACGCCCGCGAATATATGTCAGATCCTAGCAGGCCTAAACCTTATCAACCACGTGGAGCAATTGATGGAACTGCTGCAGATACAAAAATGATACAAAATATGTCATTTATGGCTAGATTTGGAAGCTCGTGTGGCACACCTTTCATAGCAGACGAATTCTGCAATAAACGAAGACAATGGGCGTTTTTAAAACCATATTTGCACGATAGACCAACCCAACCATGGACATTATTTACAATAACAAAATCTTATAAACGCGCCATGACAATAAAACATAAGGAAAAGACTGCAAAGAAATTTACAAAGAAACATACAAAATACTAACAATACAAAAAACAAGTATAATTATGGTTACAAAGATATTTATACGAGTTATTACATTTTATATTATTAATGCAAATAATATTATAAAAAAATATGACTATTTATATAATATCAATGGAAGCTGTATCATGGAAATTGATTGATAAATATTTTAAAGATAATCCACAAAATTTAGTCACGCACCATTTAGAGTCTTATAATGATTTTTTTGATAATGGCATTAATAGTATATTTCGTGAAAATAATCCAATCCGGTATATTGAAAGAGAAGAAGAAGGTCAAGACAAACGAAATGAATGTCTAATGTATTTAGGTGGAAAAGATGGGGAAAAAATATATTTTGGAAAGCCAATTATTTATGATGATAATTACTCGCATTATATGTATCCAAATGACGCACGATTACGTAACATGACTTACGGAATTACAATTCACTACGATGTTGAAGTTGATTATATATATTATTTAAATGACGAGAGAAAAGTAGTAACCAAAATATTGGAACAAATATATCTAGGACGTTTTCCAGTCATGCTTCAATCTAGATTGTGCATTTTGAAATCACTATCAAGAGATGTGAGATTTAACATGGGAGAATGTCGCAATGATTATGGAGGTTATTTTATTATTGACGGAAAAGAAAAATCCATTATTTGTCAGGAAAAATTTGCCGACAATATGCTTTATATACGTGCAAATAAACCTGACGACACATACAGTCATTCTGCAGAAATTCGTTCAGTCTCGGAGGATGCGTCAAAACCTGTTCGCACAACTGCTGTTAAAATTGTGTCTCCCAGCACAAAATTATCCAATAATCAAATTGTTGTTTTAGTTCCAAATGTTAAAAAACCAGTCCCTCTGTTTATTTTAATGCGCGCATTAGGAGTTATTTCAGACAAAAGTATTATTGAATACTGCCTGTTAGATTTGGATAAAAATGAGACTTATATTGATTTATTTATACCATCAGTTCATGATGCAAATAAAATATTCAATCAAGAAACTGCCCTCAGATATATTGCATCTTTCACAAAACGAAGAACAATATCGGGAACATTAGATATTCTAATGAATTTTTTTTTACCACATATTGGAGAGCAAAACTTTTTAGAAAAGGCATATTTTGTTGGGTATATGGTGAATCGCATGTTGCGTGTTTTTACAAAAGAAGATAAGCCAACAGACCGAGATAATTTCCGATTCAAAAGAATTGAGCTTTCGGGTTCTCTCATCTATGACCTTTTTAGGGAGTATTTTTTGATACAAAAAAGAGAGATTTCTTTGAAAATTGATTCTGAGCATTACTATCACAAAGGAAAATACGTTGATGATAATTTTCCATTACTAGTTGAAAACAATGTCAAGGAGTTCTTTAAAGAGAGAACAGTTGAAAGCGGGTTTAGACGAGCATTTAAGGGAAATTGGGGAGCAGAAACGCATACAAAAAGAATTGGGGTTGTGCAAGATTTGAATCGCCTTTCATGGAATACTTTCATCTCTCAATTACGTAAATTTAGCCTACCATTAGATGCAAGTGCCAAAGTTGTTGGGCCTCGTTTATTGCATTCTAGTCAATGGGGATATATTGATCCAGTAGATACACCGGATGGTGGTAATATTGGTCTGCATAAACATATGGCTATAAGCACATTTGTTACCAGCGGAGCATCCCGCATTCCAATGATTAAATGGTTGCGTGCAAAAACAACAATGCGAATTTTGGAAGAATGTAGTTCAAAAATGCTCGGCAATTCCACCAAGATTTTTGTAAATGGTGTATGGGTTGGCGCTATTGACAATCCTATAGAAACTGTCGCTACATTTAAAATGTTTAGACGCAATGGGTTGATTCCAGCATTCACAAGCATCTCATTTAGTTATGAAAGCAATGAAATTTATATATATACAGATTCGGGTAGGTTGAGCAGACCAATATATTATATTGATAAAACTACAAATAAAGTGAGTTATGACAGACCCGAAATCATTGAAAAAATAAATAGTAATGACTATACATGGGAACAAGCTGTTGGTGGATTTCATAAAAAAGCCGTTGATAATTTTAGTATCAAGAAAAATATAATTTACGATATAGACGAATTATATCCAGACCTTAAGAGTCTTGAACACATTGAAAAGACATTTGAACAAAATAAGTCGGCGATTGAATATGTAGATACATCTGAGGAAGAAGGTCTTTTGGTTGCAACAAAAACAGATGATCTTAAAAAGAACAAATACTATACAAATATTGAAATAGATCCATCGCTAATATTAGGTGTTATGGGCAACCTGATTATTTACCCCGAAAACAATCCATTACCCCGTAATTCATTTTCATGCGGTCAAAGCAAACAAGCCGTGTCGGTATATCATTCTAATTTTCAATCTCGTATAGATAAGATGGGTGTTATTTTGAATTCGGGTCAAATTCCATTAATAAAATCAAAATATTTGGAATACGTTAATAAAGAAGAAATGCCGTATGGTGTAAATGCTATTGTCGCAATCATGTCTTACACCGGGTATAATGTGGAGGATGCAATTTTGATAAATGCTGGTTCAGTTGCTCGCGGAATCTTCAGAACAACTTATTATTCCATGTATGAAGCGAGAGAAGAGACATCTAAAATCTCTGGTTCAACATCCAATTCTTACTTTGCGGATGTTCAAACCAAAAATGTTGTGGGTCTTAAACCTGGATATGATTATAGTAAATTAGATAAATGGGGAATAATTAAAGAAGATACTGCATTAGATGATAAAACAGTCATTATAGGAAAAGTCACATCTAATTCAATTGATTCTGATGCCGTTGCGGATTCATCTGTCTTTCCCAAGAAGGGACAGCTTGGTTACGTGGATAAATCATTTATTACTGAAGGCGAAGAAGGAACACGTATTGCAAAAATTCGGATTCGGGAAGAACGTATTCCCGCAATCGGCGATAAAATGGCATCAAGAGCTGGGCAAAAGGGAACACTAGGGTTAATTATCCCAGAAGAGGATATGCCTTTTACAAGCGATGGCATTCGCCCCGATTTAATTATTAACCCGCATGCATTGCCTTCTCGCATGACAATTGGTCAGCTAGTTGAGAGTTTATTTGGAAAAGCATGCACAGCATACGGCGGATTTGGAGACTGCACTGCGTTTCAAACAAAGGGTCCCCATGTTGGTGTTTATGGGTCCATGTTGGTGAAAGCTGGGTTTCATTCAAGTGGCAATCAGATTTTATATAATGGAATGACGGGTGACCAAATTTATTCTGACATTTATGTTGGTCCCACTTATTATATGCGTTTGAAACACATGGTCAAGGATAAAATCAATTATCGCGCATTGGGACCAAGAACAATGCTTACTCGTCAAACAGTGCAAGGTAGGGCAAACGATGGAGGTCTTCGTATAGGCGAGATGGAACGCGATGGAATTTTAGCACACGGAGCATCAGCGTTCTTGAATGAATCTTTTATGATTCGCGGAGATGAATATTACATGGCGGTATGCAATAAAACGGGTGGAATTGCAATTTATAATAGCTCATTGAATCTGTTTTTGAGTCCATTTGCAGATGGTCCAATCAAGTTCAACACGACATTGGATGGAAAAACTAATATTGAAAATGTTAGCAGATTTGGGCGTTCATTTAGCATTGTTCGCATTCCTTATGCTTTGAAACTGTTAATACAAGAATTGCAAACTATGAATATTCAAATGCGCATTATAACTGAAGACAATATAGACCAACTAGTTAATATGTCGTATTCTAATAACATCAATAAATTATTAAAAGATAATAGTGAAAAGATAAGTCATACTTTTATGCGTTATAATAGCGATATTTCTGAAAAACTGCAACAACAACCCGGAACACAAAGACTTTCTACGCCCAGCGCAGAATTTGCACCAAGCCGACCATCTTCTGAAGAAAGTCCTCAGTATGCCACTGGAAGTCCTGCATATGTTCCTCCATATTCTAGTCCAGAGTATAATCCTAATAGCCCACAATATAATCCTAATTCACCACAATATAATCCCAATTCACCACAATATGAACCCACTTCACCAGCATATGACCCAAATTCACCAAAATATGATCCCACTTCACCAGAATATGCACCTGGCAGTCCAGCATATAACCCTAATAGCCCACATACCCCAGATGAACCTCCTCCCAAAAAGTCTAGACTTCCTTTGTCAGAAGAAGAACCCCCAATTACTGGTATAAAAATTAAAAATGCAGAAGTTAAAGCTCAATTTGATACTCTACCCGAAAGAGATAAAATAATGTTGATGAAAATGGTTGCTGAAAAGAAAGCAAAAACCGAAAAAGGTGAAGAAGAAATACCAGAAAAAGAAAAACTGTCGCCGTCGGTGAATCCGATTTCTGAAAAAGATATTACATCCATTTTAAAGGTTCCAGAAGAGAAAAAATCAGACGAAGAAAAAGAAAAAGATTCCGATAGCGGCGAATCATCTAGTCAAACAAAATCAGTTACATTTAAAGGAGCTGACCAAGAGACAACCTCTGGAGAAACAAAACAAATCAAATTATAGGTGCAAAATATGCACGCGTTTGTGTTATTTATTATTTTGAATTATTTAATAATAAATAAAATTGAATTAAAATTAAAATGATAATGTGTAGTATAATTATAATGGCGACTCAGAACTCAAGCGGATTAGTATCATTAGTTTATAAATCTAGAAAGACAGTTCTAGATTTGATGTCAAAACAAAATTATGCTGTTGATGATTATGAGAATTTTAGCGTAAATGAAGTAAATTCTATGCTTCAAAATAAGCAATTAGATATGCTTTTAGAAAAAAAGGAGGAAAACCCTACCACAAAAAGAAAGAATAAAATTTACATTAGATACTATTTAGCAAAAACTCTAAGACCTCAGAATATCCAAGAAATTATTGATGATTTGTTTAATTTAGAGGAAATTTTAACCAAGAGTGATACACTAATGATTATTATTAAAGATGATATGAATGAAACTATGACTAATTTGTTGAAACATATCTGGGAACAAGATGGGATTCTAATTGTTATTCAAAGTATTAAACGTTTGCAGTTCAATATTCTTGATCACATTTTGGTTCCATCTCACAGAGTTTTGAACAATGATGAAGTTGCTGTTGTAAAGGATAGATACAACATTATGGACGATACACAATTTCCAGATATTTCCCGATTTGACCCAGTTGCACAAATCATTGGAATTCGTCCTGGCCAGGTTTGCGAAATTATTCGCCCGAGCAAAACCGCTATTAAGAGTTATTATTATAGAATTTGTGTTTAAATAATTAAAATTGTTAAAAGGAAATAGGCTATCTATTATTATAAATTCTAAATATATATATAATGGATAGTCCAGATCAGATTATTAATAAATTAAATACATACACAGATAAATTTTATTCCGTTTTAGATGATTTTTCTAATTCATACATAAACTACAAAATGTATCCAGAATATAATGAACACGCAAACATATATGCAAATAATACAGCAATTATAGAATCTCTTCAAGCAGATGTTTTTATTGCAACAAATAATATTCAGCAAAATATAGACACATTAAATGGGCTAATAGCCGATTTAAATACAAAAATAAATACCGAAAAAACAAAAAATACGGACTTAAAATCAAAATTATCTCAAATAACATCTAGTGGAAATGGTTCCGATTTGTTAATTGGAGAATCAACCGATTTGTATAAAATGCAACGATTGTCTAATATTGCATTGGCGATTGGTATTTTTTTAATTCTTCTAATTTTATTTAAAGTATATTCTATTCCAAAACAAACCCAACCTCAATTTGCAGTATAATTTTAAATACATTTTCTATATGTAAAATATAAATATATAAAATGTATGATATATTCAGATATATATATAAAAATAATAATAACCATCCAGTTAAACCAAATGTCGCAACATACGCAATAAAAAAATTTAAATATCCGATGGAAAATAAATATGTTCTTCACGAATCAATCAAAAAATCAATACAGAAAATAGAAGATAAATACAAAGTTCCTAATAATAAATTAAAATTAGTCGTAACAAATGCAATAAATAAGCAATTTTCTACTTTTTTGAAACATAGTTATCCTGATGATTCAGACAATGACAATAATGACACCAACGACAACAACAACAACAACAACAACAACAACAACAACAACGACATTTTTAAAATAATTTTAGGAACAACCACAGTTTCTCTTTCATTTTACTTAGTTTATTCTTTTATGAAAAGATACAGAACATAATGTTTTCTTATATTATAATAATATATAAATAATGGGCGGCGACACTAGTATTAATTCATATCTTATTCAACTAGAGGCATTAGAAGGGCAATATAGAACAAAATTAACCGAATATGAATCTGCTTATACTACTTATATTAGCGCATTGCAAGATCAATCAACAAATCCTCTGTCTAATAGCTATGTTGTTTTGCCTGGACAAACTTATTCAGGAACTGAAAGCATTTCCAATACACCAAATAGCTCTATATCTGTGTGTGAAGCCGCGTGTAGTGCAAATACATTATGCACGGGTGCATCATTTAATTCAATTGACATGATTTGCAAATTACGAAGTGGTAATAGTTTATTAACGCCAGGAGCAACTAGTGACAATGCAATAATTACAAATATTAGAGCAAAAATTATTAATTTAGAAACATTGAATAATCAATTAATTGTAATAAATGGTCAAATTACCGCTTTATACAATGAAATGAATTCACAAGTGAGCGATCAGATGGAAACATTATCCACTAATGGGGATGATTTATCAACACAAAATTCATTATTAATGGAAGAAAAAATTAAAATTAAAAACTTGCTTGATGAATACAACGATATAGATAAAAGTAATATGGATCAGACTATCGCAATAGATCAACAAAATTCCTCTTATTATTTGTGGTTAATTATATGCATAATATCCATTATGTTGGTTATTAAATTTATAGCATTCCCTGATTCAAAAGGAAATTTAATTAGTATTATATCATGGACTAGTATTTTTATTTGCATAACATTAGCAACACTTCATTTAAATAATCCGGCAGCATATGCGATATGGTTAATTTTAATTGTCATTGTATTAATGATAAAATCCGAATTAATCCCTTCTATATAAATTCATTTTAAAATTTTATTATAAATATATTTTTTTTGTATATATTTATATTAATGACAACTGACTCTCAAAATAATACATCTGAAACTTTAAGACAAGGTGCAAAATTTAAAAAATATCAAAATAAAATTATTAATAGTGTAGCAAAAAAACACAAAAAGTTATTAGAGGGATTTGAATCAGGTTCTAATATTGAAAAATCAGAAAACTTAATAAACCAAGCAAACGTGGTTCAAAATGCTGCTCAAGAATTACAACAACTTCAAACTCAATTTACAGGCCTTTTAGGACGATATCAAACCGCAAATACTCAATTAATGACAACTACAAATACTTTTTTAAATACACCCCGTGTAACAGATGCAACAAAGGGAAAAAATGTATTTGTTAATCAAGTTGTTGCAAACCCCGCATCAAATTATATTGGGGCTTATGCTGATAATGCGGCTACACCAGCAATGAACAAATTAACATCTAAAACCGCTGGATATACATTTGCAGAATGCCAACAGGAAGCTATTAATACAGGTAAAAATGTCTTTGGTTTGCAAGGTGTAAATGTTACTACACAAAAAGCATCATGTTCAACCAGTAGCACATTAAGTCAAGCAGAAAAATATGGGGTTGCTGGGGCAAATTGCATTCTAGGAAGCGACGGCAATCTATATGGTGGCAATTTAACAAATGCAATATATCAAGTTCCTGATGCACAGTTTGTTGGAACTTATGGAGATAATCCCAATCGTGCAATGCCAACTTTTGCAAATGGCGGGTCTCGCACATATACATACGAATCGTGCAAACAGGCAGCAATTTCTGGCACGTATCCATTATTTGCATTGCAATGGTATAGCGGGGGAAGTGACGGGGCTGCGCAATGTGCATTAAGTAATGATTTTACAGCGGCTTCTCAATATGGACAAAGTGGAAGCCAAGGAGTGGATGGTCAGGGGCAAATTGTTGGTGGAGGATGGGCAAATGCTATCTATCAAGTGCAATCTAGCGGGACATATATTGGTTGTTATAATGATAATGCAACAATTCCGGCAATGGCTAATGTTCATGATGGTGCTACAAACTTTTCAGTTGATACATGCCAGCAATTTGCTATTCAGGGCGGGTATAAATATTATGGACTGCAAAATGGCACAGCTGGAACATCAAAATGTTATGTTAGCAATAGTTTGCCAGAATCAACAAAATATGGAGCATCCACTCCAACAATTAATTTAACTGATGGTAAAGCTTATGGAAATAATTTAGTAAATGCTGTATATGAAGTAACATCAATCGGATATCCAGAAAATATGGGAAAAGTTGGTCATGTAAATGATTCTGGGTTACTGTCAGAATATCCATCTACTATGTTTAATGTGGTCAGTAATGCTCCAGTTATTAATGGTCTTGATGATAGCTGTTCAAACGATATTATAAATATAAATAGTGTTCAGTGGAAAGATTATACTCAAACTGCTGATAAAATGTCTCCGACAACAAAATGTGGGTTGGGATCTGCAATTCAGGCGGATCAAAGTTCTGCTAGCGATTTGGGGGCTCAACTTGAAATTATGTCGGCGCGTATAATTTTGCTCATTAATTATTTAGAAAGTTTAGATTCTAATATTATTGAACAAACCGGTATTAATAAAGCATCATTGGATGATATGCTACAACAATATACACAATATAATAGTAAATTTTCTCAATATAAATCCACCGAGGTTAAAAATATTAATGGTATTTTGACCGATAGTAATATAGTTGCAACACATGAAAACTATAGTTATATTTTATGGAGCGTTTTAGCAATATCAGTTATTATTGTTACTGTCACATTAATCCGAAGAAACAAATAACCGATAAACTTGGAGCAATAGCAAAGGTGAGCGACTGGAATCCTCTACGAAGTGAGAACGTTAGTGAAGGATTCTGAATAAACTTATAAACTTATAAACTCATTTTACATTTTGCTCAACAAAAACTATAACATAATATTGCAGAAATATTTTGTTATACTTTACTAAAAGTATATTGAATATATTATCTTGATATATTCTATATATAATGGGAAATCCAATAGAAGAAAATAGCACAGAATTAATAGGAGACATTCAAAATCTTCAAAATATAGAACTTGATTTATTCAATACTTTAGAAAAGGGCATTGCAAATAATACATTAACGGCTGACGATAAAACAACTATTGTAGATCAAATTAATAAAGTGTCTGAAATGAGAATTAAATCATTTGCAAATTTGAATAACATGAATTTATTTTATCAAGGGGGTGTGTCCTCTGCTAGTAATGTAATTACACATCAACTAAGTGCTCTTAATGTTGTTGAAACTGAATTAAATGAGGCTAAAATTAAACTTAAAATTGTTGATGAAGAAAGAAATAACAAATTAAGGTTAGTTGAAATCAATACTTATTATGGCGAAAAATATGCAAACCACACTAGTATTATGAAGACTGTTGTGTATTTTTGCATTCCAATTATTTTACTCACAATTTTAGCAAATATGAATATTATTCCTCGCACTATTTATAGTCTATTAATAATTATTATAGCAGTGTGGGCTATAGTTGCAATTGGAGTAAAATTGATATATTCAATGTCTCATGATAACATGAACTATCAAGAATACATTTGGTGGGGTCAAAATCCTCCATCTTCCCCCACTGTAGATACCGGCGATTCAACCGGGAAAAACCCATGGTTCACAATTGGCGCCAGTTGTGTTGCTCAGGAATGTTGCGAAGATGGTTACACCTATGTTCCTTCACCAATAAATAAATGCGTGGCGAATGAAAATTTACCTGCGGGGGTTGATCCATATAATCCAAGTCAATCCGTTAGTTCAACTGATGCTTCTGGATTAACCAGTGCTGCTGCAAGTGCTGCTTCCAGTGCTGCTTCTGGATTAACCAGTGCTGCTTCTGGATTAACATCAACCGCAACGCAAAGTGTAGCGTCTGTATATAGTTCTTTGTCAGGCCTTTGAAAAAAATTCTATAGTTTCTCATTTTAAATTATATTATTAAAAATCTAATAATAATATAATATAACAACCATGTCAGGCAATCAATCTCAATTAAATACCTTAGCAGCACAACAACAACAAACTACTGATCAAATTAATCAACTAATTACACAATCTACTAGTGCGCTAACATGTGGTCCAGATTGTCAGAAAACACAAAAAACAGAAATATTACGTCAAGATTATTTAGATGCGCAAGCAAATGTTCAAACCGCACCAATTCAGTTGCAACAAGCCGAACAAAATTATTATACTTATACCCAAGGAACCTCAGGATATAATGCAGTTAGAGCAAATTCTGTCTCTCAACAAGCATCTGCTTTAGTTAGTTCTACAACAACAACATTTCAGAGTGCTGTTGGGGCGGCAACAGATTTAACTACTACTTACAATAGTTTGGACACAACTTATCAAAAATTGTATGATTTATACGGCAAGTATTTGGAAGAAAATTACGAGTTGCAAATGCAAATTAATGAGTTAAATACGGATGTAATTACAAATGACCGTAAAGCTTATTATAAAGGCCAGGGATATGACAAATTAAATAGTTGGTATATATTATTTAAATGGATATACGTGTTTCTCGTTTTTATTTTTATTTTGGGCATGCTTTTGGCTGGAAGTAATTATAGTTTTATGGCAAAATTTGGAATACTTGTTGCACTTATTTTGTATCCTTTTGTAATAAATTATATTGTTATGTTTGTCATTAGTTTTATCATGCAAATTTATAGTTTATTGCCCAAAAATGCTTATACAACTATACATTAAAAAATAAAAATAATTTATTCGTTATTTTTATTTTTATTTTTATTTTTATTTTTATTTTTCTTTTTATTTTTCTTTTTCTGTTTTTATTGTTTAATGATTATTTTGCAATTCAGAGATGGCATCTTCTTTGTCTGGATACAAAATTTGCACATTTGACCAACCATCTTTTTTACCTGTTCCAAATTTCTTGTCCATGTATTCATACAACTCAACACCCTTCACTCTACCCTTATTGCCCTGAGTATTCTCATACCATTGCTTGAATTGAAGAACCAATTCTCCGCGTGCAATCTTCTCACCTTCCTTTCTGACAACCATTTCACTCACAAATCCTGCAATATGGTCTTGGCCCTTGCGGTATTTATTAGACGCAGACATGACAATATCACAATTTTCTACAATTCCTTGGTTCTCAAACGCGCGCTTTACAAGCATACTTGCAAACACTGGCGCCCACGATGGCAGTTTCTCCTTCAAAATAGGGTCCTTGGGGAATTGATGTTCCGTATCATCCTTAGGATCTTCCGGATTCACAAACTTTGACATGAAATCGCACAACCGAATACGTCTCCAAGTTCCATCATCATTACTGACAATTTCAAACAACGTATTTGTGCATACAACCAAATGAAACTGAATACTGAATTTTTCTGACTCGCAATATAATGCACGAGCAGTCATTGATGAATCGCCCGTAAGTTGTTTCATCATACCCTCGTTGATCTTGGCATCTTTTGAAGGCTCTTGCATAACTGCATAACGCACGCCTTTCAATTGCATAATCTCCGATGATGTTCCACCAACTCCAACGCGTCTTTCCGTAACAAGTGTCACAGGAACCGTTCCGGCGTATTCACCAAGAGTTAATGTCATCAGATCTGTCAATAACGATTTTCCATTTGAACCATTTCCACGGTAGATATTAAATGTTTGGTTAATATTTTCGCCAATAAGCACAGACGCGAGATGGTCCCACATATATTTATTGAGCGAAGCAACTGGAAATAGCTGTTCCATAAATGTCATAATCTGATTTGCAATACCATTGTGTTTATCAGGATTAAACGGCGTGTATGTAATATTAGTTGTCTTTGTAATGTAATCTTGAGGATATCCATCGCGGAAAATCTTAGTCTTCAAATCAACAACGCCATTTGTAAAACATAGAAGATATCTGTTCTCATCCATCTTCTTGACAAATTCCTCATCATAGAAGATTTCAGCGGCCTCCCTAAAAATGTTGCTCTTATCGGCAGTCTTCTTCAATTTAATGGATAATTCAGAAACATGTCTAATTTTTTTCTTGAATTGGTCATATCGCTCATCAGTTGAATCAAATGCTGTCATTTGACCGATATATACCTTTTGTTGATCTTGGTATAAATTATACATTTCTCTGGAAATTGATAATCTCAGCGAATGTCCCAAATCTCTTTCCCAATGATGATGTCTGAAAACATACCAGGTTTTATTTGTTATGCTGCTGCAAATATATTTGTCCTTGAACATTTGATGCAAAACCATCGCAAAATCGTAATCTGTGGGGGTAGATAATGTTTCTTCCAAGAAATGTTGCACTGTATTATACTTCACTTTTTTATATTCCTCAAATGCATCTTGCTTTGCCCAATACAAAATAGAACGTTTCGTAATCCCATCTGGTCTGACCTTGAAATCTTTCTTCCATCGCACATATAAATCAGGAATACTGCTATAGTTGAAATCGCTTGCTTTTGATCTCAACATCACCCAAGATAAGAATAAACGTTCGTCTGTGTGTTTTAGACCAAATGCGACCATTGTATTCAGATTGTGGGAACCAGGCTGATAATACTTTTCCGGCAAAATCTGTGTATATTCGTGTATTTCTTTAAGATGATACTCGCTCAGATTCATGTCCTTGAATAAATTATCTACAGCACGTTCTAAAATTTCCTTAGTTTTTATATCCTCCAGCGAAATGGATTCTCCTTCTTCACCATTATCATTACTCACGAGTAATCTGAATTTTGTATTTGTGCTATTTACTCTTTTTGGTTTAATTTGAGTTTTCATTTCTTCATATTCGTCCTTTATTTTTGGATTTATTTCAAATGCAGGATTCTCAGAATATCTTGCAGATAATTTGTGTAAATCTCGCGCCAAATTGAAATCTATTTTGCAATCCTTTTCTTCCATCATGAATTCTCCGTCTGCAGAATCATACGTAATTATGTAATACTGCGTCATCTCGTAAGCCATATTTGCCGGTTTTCTTGATCCAAATACCTGCCAATTTGTAGTGCCTTTGCTGATTCCCTCATCCAAAACAGCATCCCACCCATTAATCAATGGAAGGTCCCAAATTTCGCCAATCTTTTCCAAAACTTTCTTACGCAATAGCATCTGCAATGAATGTTCCATTTTTAAACCGATAATTATATGAACCCCATCCTTGGTCAAACTTTTATCGGCTAACCGATTCACGTCTGGTTTTTCAAAAACATAAATTGGAAACGGTTTATTTTCCTCAAAAACGAAGAATTCCTTAAGTAGCTCCAGATAGACCAAATTTATAATATCAATAATATGCTCCTTGGTATGCTGTCTAGTTTCAACATCGTAATTATATCTGAAATCAAAATCAAGCAAAATTGGACAATCTGTTTCTAATTGTTTTTCTGTTAAATATTCCAATTTTTTATTTGTGAAAACTGCACCATAATAAAGGTGCCAGAACATTGGCTCCATTTCTTTTGGGATAATATATGAACCGCCATAAATACCAAGCGCTTTGTCTGGGATTCTTGTGTGAGTTAATGAAATATTTACACCCTCCCTCTTTTCCGAGTTAGCGTTATGCTTTGCAAGGAATTCATTTAAATCTTTAAATTGAGTTTGTTGAGTGTCCATTGTAGTATATTGGTATTATATATGGATATTTTTCTATTTCATTTTTTTTAATTAAATTAAAAGCTCGACATATAAAAAAATCCGAAACCACCAAATAGTATTATTGCAAAAATAAATATAGATATATTTCCATATAATTATACAATGTCATCTGAGAAAACAATGATCCTTACAAGAGATACTATTTCGCGGTTATTGCACGATGTTAGAAATATCATGAAAAATCCATTAACAGAAAATGGGATTTATTATACGCATGATGATGAAGATATGTTAAAAGGATATGCATTAATTATCGGTCCTTCTGATACTCCATATTTTGGCGGGAACTATTTTTTTGAAATTCAATATCCAGCAAATTACCCACATAGTCCTCCTCATGTTATTTATTGCACAAATGGTGATAATATTCGGTTTAATCCGAATCTCTATAAATGCGGTAAGGTTTGCGTCTCCATTTTGAATACATGGCGCGGAGAACAATGGACGTCGTGTCAAACAATATCTACATTATTGCTAACATTATGCACATTATTGTGCGAAAATCCACTGTTAAATGAACCCAGTGTTACCAGCACTCATGTAGATTTTAATAGTTACACAAAAATAATACAGTATAAAAATATTGAAATTGCTATTTTAAAAATGGTGAATAAAACCACTGGTGTATATCCAGAAAAATTTGATATTTTCTATTCAATTATCAAGGAGAATTTTTTGAAAAATAAAGAAGCTGTGCAAAAATATTTAGAAGGCAAAGCTCAAGATAATACAAAGTCTGAAATTATAACGACAAACTTGTATAACATGAATGTTTTAATTAATTATCCAAAATTATTAACAACATTTATAGAAACTAGTAGCAGAATATAATAAAAGATTAAAATAAAAGATTAAAATAAAATTGAATTAAATAAATAATGTTAGAGTATATTATATAGTCAAATATGCATTTCTGCAGTTCATGTCAAAATATGTATTATATTCGCATTGATAGCGAAAACACAAATAAATTGGTATATTATTGTAGAAATTGTGGTAATGAAGACACAAATTTAGATGTAGATAACGTGTCTGTTTCAAAATTGCAGATATCACAAGGAGAGCAAAAATTTTCGCATATAATCAATAAATATACAAAATTGGATCCAACTTTACCACGAGTTACTAAAATTTTGTGTCCAAATGCGGATTGCGAAACAAATACTCAAGAAAAACCCAGAGAAATCATATACATTCGGTATGATGACGTCAATATGAAATATATTTATCTTTGTTCGTGTTGCGACACTGTTTGGAAAACCGATGAACAAAATTAATTCCCTTTGCACGCTACTAATTCCAGATTACAAAATAAATAAGATTATTATGAATAAATTGTTTTTTTAATTATAAGGCAAGCCTTCTTATTAAATCATTTAATAATAAAAATTGATTTAATATATTTAAAAGTATCTTTAGTTAATATATCAAAGCATGATTCACGAAGATGAAAAAGAACCATTATATTCTGATTCTGAATCGGATTCGGACACGGAAGATGAAATAGAAAATGAGGATGACCCGGACCAAGAAGAAGAGGAAGAAGAAGATGTCGCAGATGCTGATGAAAAAAGTAATCCAGATGAAGACGACGAGGAAGATCCGGAAGTGGATGGTGCTAATAGCGACGATGACGAACCAACCGCAACAATTCCCCAACTTGGTGGAGGTGCGGACGGGAATAATGATGATGACGATGATGACGATATTAATAGTTTATATTTACAAAAATTCAATTCAGAAATTAATAAAAATTATATTTTAGATTTTCATCCGGAATGCAGCGCAAATAATTATGATGAAATAAGTGTTTTGACACGTGTTGTTCGCGATAAGAATAATAATATTATTGATAATCTTCATAAGACTATTCCATTCTTGACAAAGTATGAACGAACACGAATTCTTGGACAACGTGCAAAGCAGATTAACTCTGGTGCAACGGCATTTGTTAAGGTCCCAGAAAATGTAATTGATGGTTATTTAGTTGCAGAAATGGAACTTGCACAAAAACGCATTCCATTCATTGTTAGACGCCCTACTCCTGGTGGAGGGTGTGAGTATTGGAATTTGAAGGATTTGGAAATTGTGTCATTTTAACGAATCCTCTACGAAGTGATTCTGAATGTGTAATTATTTCAAATAAATAGGCATTGTAAATGAAAAAAAATAAAAATATAATATTTGTAATAATTATAAATTAGTATGACCGATTATTTTAATGAAATTTTTCAATTATTGTTATTATTAACACTTTTATTCAGTTTTTATATTTTTATTAGAGCTGTTTTATTTAATGATTCATCTAAAAAACGGTTATTCAATACTTGGCAATTTCCAATGTTATTAGCTTTATATATTGACCAAACATATATTATTCAGCAATAAAAAAATTGAAAAGATTTAATAATATTATTATAATTATAATATTATTACAAATGTCCCAAGCAGAAGAAACACTTTCATTTGAGCAAATCATTGAATATTTGGATAACCATCCAAAAATTTATCAATATATTATAAATAAATCACCTGAAGAACTTGCATTAAACAATGGACATTTCACTTTTATAGATGTTATGACAAATTCTATTGTATTATTCTTGGCAATTCGTAAAAGATTAGGGTGGGAAATTTGGAAAAAAGATATGGAAGGTCCTTTTTATAATAAAAGTCAAAATATTTTATACGAATCAGAGTTATTGGCTGAAATTAACACATTCACTATTAGTGAATTATATAAATTATTGAGGTTTTCTAATGGGTTTTTGGGATATGTTGCATATGAAAGACTTCCTAGTGTATTCTCTGGGGATAACACTGGCAAAGATATGTTATGCATGTTAAAAGCTCTTTTCAAATATAGATATAAAACTAATGAAGACTTTGATTTGGTTTTTGGTCCTAAGGAAGAAGAGATTGGAGCGAGCCTGAGCGATAGCGAAGGTGAGCAACTAGAATCCGTAACGTTAGTGAAGGATTCTGAAGATAATGTTCCAAAATATATTTCAGGAAATATATTTGAAGGGATGACAACTGAAGAAATTAAGACATGGTCTTTGGAGCGAGCCGGAGCGATAGCGAAGGATTCTGAAAGATTCTGAAGGATTCTGAAGGATTCTGGATGTGTAATGTAATTTTCTGTAATTTTATGTAATTTTCTGTAATTTTATGTAATTTTCTGTAATTTTATGTAATCGTTTATTATATATATTTTTTTCATATTTATATCATATGAAAATAGCATTATGTTTTATTATTAGTTATTCTCATATTGTTAATAAAGAACAAATATGGTTAGACTGGATAGAGCCAAATAAGGATATAATCAATGTATATTTTCACTATAAGAATTATTCAGAAATAAAATCGGAATGGATTAAAAAACACGCAATACATCCAAAATATATTGCTAAAACAGATTATATGCATATTGTTCCCGCATATTTAGCGTTAATGTCATTTGCAATAAACCATGATATAGAGAATCAATGGTTTTGTTTTTTAACCGATTCCTGTGTTCCCATTATCTCTCCTTTAAAATTCAGAGAACTTTTTTTTGAAAATTATTCAAAAAGTATTGTGAGCTGGAAAAATGCATGGTGGAATGTTAATTTCTGCAAACGAGCAAATTTATGCAGGTTAAAGGAAGAATATCATCTAGCAAATGACCCTTGGTTTGTTATGAAGAGAGAAGACGTCAAGAAAAGTATTGTATATTCCAATATTAATAATGGTATTTTTAGCGTAATATGCAATGGTGAGGTTGCCAATGAGAGCATATTTGCTATAATGTTATACAGTTTTAATCAATTGACTAATGTAAAACAGCAAGTCACACATGCGGCAGATTGGTCAAGAATGACGAGTGCAACAAGCCCGCATATTTTTAAAGAAGGCAATAAAACTGATATGAATTTTATTACTACTTTTTTAGATAAAAATCGTTATACCATGTTTTTGCGTAAAGTAGATTCAAAATTCCCAGACGATAAACTGTTAGATATTATTTATGCAGAAGATGTTGATGAAAAAGAACGACGTTCAAGGGTTCATCGGTTTGAGCGACGATTTTTTTTACAAATGATTATTCAAAAAATGAAAAATAATTTGTATTTTTTTGCAATATTTCCTTTTTTATTTTTTATATACTATTTTTTCTAGTTACATGATTGAAGCGAGCCGGAGCGATAGCGAAGGTGAGCGACTGGAATCCGTAACGTTAGTGAAGCGAGCCGGAGCGATAGCGAAGGTGAGCGACTGGAATCCGTAACGTTAGTGAAGGATTCTGAAGGATTCATCTTTATATAAAGTGCAATTATTCTTGGATTCTTTAAATAGAAATTATAATATATATTCCCAAAAGGGCTTAGAGAAGAATGCAGATTTCGGGGGGTCAAAAGTATTCGTGAAAATCAAAAAAGGACAAAAAAAATGTCCTTTTTTTGAAAACGGAAAGGAATCTTGGAAATCGCTGTTTTCAGAACCACTTTAGACCATAATGCTCTAAATTTCAAATTATTTTTAGAAAATGTTGTTACGATAAATTTTAATGTTTTTTAAAAAAAAAGGTTTAGGGGTTTTTTCTATTGCTTATATATGTCAATAATTAGCAAAAATTTTAGCCCAAATAACCCTTGGTTTTTCTCATGTGAAAAGTGTGACTTTATTACGTCTAATAAAAAAGATTTTTCAAGACATTTGCAGACCAAAAAACACATATGCAACGTTTCGCAATGTTTGTCAATAGAAATTACCCCAAAAAACCCACACGAGTGCGCATGTGGAAAAATTTATAAAGATGCGTCTGGATTGTGGAGACATAAAAAAAAATGTGTGGAAACCAAATCAGAATTATTACCACAACAAAATGACCTGGTTATACTGCTGTTAAATCAAAATATGGAACTTATAAAACAAAATCAAGAATTTAAGGATTTACTTGCAGATCAAAATAAAAATATGTTAGAGCTTGTTGGTAAGGTAGGTGGAAATACAACCAACAACAATAACACCACTAACAGTAACAATACGAATAATTTCAATCTACAATTCTTCCTGAATGAACAATGTAAAGATGCACTTAATATTATGGATTTTGTCAATACAATTAAGCTACAGTTGTCGGACTTGGATATGATTGGCCGAGTTGGATACACAGAAGGAATGAGTAAAATCTTCATTCGGAATCTGAAAGAATTAGATATTTTCAAGCGTCCAATTCATTGCAGCGACTTGAAGAGAGAAACGTTATACGTAAAAGACAAGGATGCGTGGGAAAAGGAGAATGGGGAAAATATTAAAATAAAAAAAGCAATAAAAGGCATTGAAAATAAAAATATAAAACAGCTTCCACAATGGAGGGCGGAAAATCCTACCGCCGAAGACACGGATACAAAGAAACATTTGGAATATCAACACATATTGTGCGAATCAATGGGAGGTTCAACATTGGAAGATGATGATAAAAAGCATAATAAAATAGTTAGAAATGTTGCAAAAGAGGTGGTTATTGACAAAACTGTGGAAAAGTAAAATCCCATTTTAACACTTCCATCTATTTGCACACTCAATGCATGTAACAAATGTTGTCATGGGCTCATCAGCTGAGCGCGTTTGCATTTGATAATAAGAACACTTTTTTGAATGACATTTACGACACTTGAATGTATCTGTCATTGCCTCCTGTTGCACATCATACTTAGATTTATCCTTTTTAATTTTTGCCTGAATAAGAGCATCCCATTTGTCAGGTTGCATCTCCTGATGAGTCATGAATGCTAGAGTTTTTACTGTAACTGTCCCCTCCTTTACATTTTGGAGTAACGCTGGCTTAATAAGATTCAAATAGATGCTTCGCATCCGATCCAAATAAATTTGTATATAATAAGGATTATCCCACTTTTTAACAACCTTGCGATTTGTTGCCTCCTTCAACGCATAATTATAAATACCCTTTTCCAAATTAATAGCCTTCTTTTCATTTTCAAGAAGCTCTTGGAATTTACTGCGAATATTTTTTCTAAAAGTCTCTGGATTATCAATCTTGCGCATTGCCTTAGGTATAAGATATAAATAATTTATATATTTAAATCTTAATCAATTTTATTTTTATCTTGTAAATAATAATTAATAATACATACATACCGCATATATTTGGAGCGAGCCGGAGCGATAGCGAAGGTGAGCGACTGGAATCCATAACGTTAGTGAAGGATTCTATTTATTTTCAGTTTCATCATCGCTACTTGATTCATACTCTTCTTCACTTAATTCAGAACCAATGTCTTCCAATTCCAACCCATCATCAACTTCTTCTGAGGTTTCTTCTTCATCTTCATCTTCATCTTCATCTTCACTGCCAAAATCGTCCTTTTCATCACTGCTTTCGCTATCAACAACAAAACCATCCTTCAAATAACCTTGCTTTGTCTTTTTTGATGCAGGAACATTAGCAAGCTCATCCTCTTCATTCTCATCTTCCGCGCATGTAGCAGCCAAATCTTCAAATCCACCAAACAATTTCTCATACATTTTCTCCCATTGCTCCAAAGACAATGAAATAATTTCCCAAGTGCCATCATCCTTCTTAATACTACAGACAAGCGCACAACTTCCAAAAAATAGAGTGGTATCTACAGGTGGTGGAAAATCATATTTATTTTCAGAATTGGCTTTTCCATCGGACTTTGCATATACCGCAACAATGAATTTTTTTCCTTCCAATTTAATACCCCATTCTGTTTGTTTTGAAAACCCATCAGGCTTTTTAAAGCCGCATTTCTTATATAATTCTTCCTCCTTATAATCTTTAATTGTTAGTGATTTTAAAGTGCCCGTTTTTTCAACAATAACTACCGATATATTTTGTGTCATATCAATGTATAATTAATCAATTGCGAATAGGTTTAAATAGTTTCACATATTAATAAATATTTAGGATGGCATCTACCAAAATATATATTAAAGAATATGATCCGGTTTTATTAAGGAAAAAGTTTTCTAATTTAGAAGTGTGTTTTAGGAACCAAGAAACTATTATTGAATTGGTATCGCCAGATGGATTATTTAATATAGAAAATAATAAATTATATAAACTTAAACCAGTAGATAAGGAAATAGTTGCACACGATTTTGAAGGTTATAAATTGCTATTTGATAATAGTTATTTTGAAAAAGAGTTAGTTTTTTCTCAGATACCGTTTGATCACATAATTATTGAGGTAGTAAGGTTTTATTATTGTCAAGAATTATTGGAGAAAAAAACTTTTTTGAGGCTTGTTATAGAAGGATTCTATGAAAATACAAATTCTATAATGGCTTCCAGTCAAACAAAAGATAGATATTCAAATTTTACACCAACTAATTTTTATTTTTTAGCAAATGAATCTTTTGATAATGTTTTGGTTAAAAAAGAACTTAATGTGTTTTTATCCATGTTAAAGTAATATCGCAATATTATATGCTGTTTTGGACATTACAAATTACGATTATTTCTATTATTCTAATATTTTTAGTTCATAATTTAATCATTTTTTTTAAAAGCACACTCACTGTGCCAAAAGTTAAGGATTTAGTCAATGCACCCGCTCAAAAGTATGAGCACATGTATAATACAATGTCAGCAAGAGACTATACAGATAGTTTATTGCCCCCAGAAATCGGAATCTTTAAACCGGGTGCATCACCAGTTCCTGATGTTAAATCTATGAAAGATGAATTGAAAAGTTTTTTGAAGAATAAAATTAAAGAAGATTCTGGAACATCAACGATCTCTTCTTTGGATTCGTTTTCTTCGTCTTCTTCTTCAGGATTTGCAAATTATTAAGTGAGAAATAATGCCAAATACATATTAAAGATAATATAACATGTATTTATTATATAATGGGATTATCAGAAACAGACCAAAACTTGCTACTAAAAAGTTTTCCACACGTAGAACTTTCTTATGAAACAATTGTGCATAAGAAGGTTTATAATTCAAATTTTGTCTTGGCAATTCCAGATGGTCGCAAGTGTTTTGCTTGGTTTACAACTTTTAAAACACAGAATGTGTGTGTTTTACTTGAAATCAGCGAGAATAAAAAGATCAGCAAAATAGATATTATTAGTGTATGTTTTCACCAAGAACTGTCTTATGGGACTGTTATTTACGGAACAATGTTTAAATGCAAGAATACAAAATATTTTTCTTCTGAAGATATTTATTTTTATAAAGGAGCCGATGTTTCAAACAGTCCCTTTTTTGATAAATTAGAAATATTCAAGTCTATTTATGCATCTGAAATAAAGCAATTGTCTTATTTTGAGAGCAATGTGATTTTTGGATTGCCCATTATTTGCAATTCATACGAAGAACTAATTCGCGTAGTGGATTTGTTGCCTTACAAAATAAAATATATTAGGTTTATTAGAAATTCCGATTCAAAAAATGATAACCTATTATACACAAAATCTTCAGGGTTTGAGCCAACTTATGCTCCAAAAATGGGCTATAATAATGAATACAAGAGAAAAATAGTATTTAAAATAAGACCCGACATACAAAATGATATATATCAATTGCATTATTATGACAACAATAGTTCAGATAATGTATTTGATTATGCATATATTCCCGATTACAAAACAAGCGTCATGATGAATAAGTTATTTAGAAATATAAAAGAAAATGCAAATTTAGATGCATTAGAAGAAAGCGACGAAGAAGAAGAATTTGAAAACGACAGTCCGGATAAGTTTGTCTTTTTAGATAGAGCATTAAATATGATTTGTATATGGAATTCAAAATTCAAAAAATGGACGCCTATTCGGGTAGCTTCAAATAATGATAAAATCATAACAAAGAACGAACTGTCGCGTTACAATTAGTAGCAAACTATTTGCAGATAGTTTTTAACATTATTTCAGTAACTAAATATGGGTCTAAATTGCTCGCAGGTCTTCGGTCTTCCAAGTAGCCGCATTTATCATTATATACATTGATAGGAATGCGAATAGAACACCCTCTATTTCCAACACCATACGAAAAATCATTAATACTGCTGGTTTCATGATGTCCGCTTAATCTCATTTCATTGTGCTTTCCATACACGCTAATATGCTCTGCATGTTTTAATTTAAGTTTTTCACATGCTTCATAAATATGTTCAATCCCATCCGCTTCTCTCATCTCCTTGGTTGAAAAATTAGTATGGCCGCCAGTTCCATTCCAATCGCCTGTGTAAGGTTTCGGGTGGAATGTTGCATAACAGTCATATTTTTCAGTAATTTTTTGCAAAATATATCTAGAAACCCACAAGTCGTCGGATACTTTTAGTGCATCGCAAACACCAATTTGGTATTCCCATTGAGAAGCCATTACTTCTGCATTTGTTCCACAAATATCTATGTCTGCCTTTAAACAAAATTTTAAATGCTCGTTTGATATTTCTCTTCCAAAATTTCTGTCACCACCAATAGAACAATAATATGGATTTTGTTTTCCAATTTCAGGATTATTATGCTCTTTCCATTTATAAGGTAAATTACAGCCATCTGCAGATAAATTATTTTTATTGCGCTCAAATAAAGTATATTCTTGCTCAATTCCAAATAAGCCCTCTTTTTTTGAATACTTTTCTGATGTATTTCTACATGTATGTCGGTTATTTGTTTGATGCGGTGTCAAATCCTTGTTGTAACATTCACACATTACTAAATATGACTTTACATAATCAATAAAGGGATTGTTATACATTCTCACAGGTTTAAGAATAATATCGGATTCTTTTCCAGTTGCTTGATGGGTAGAAGAACCGTCAAAATTCCAGAAAGGAATGTCGGTATTGAATAATTCTTCTTTATCTATGGATAAAATTTTATTTTTTGATCGTAAATCATTCACATTGTCTATCCAAATATACTCCAAACAGAATTTCATTGTATAAAATTAGTATTTATAAAGTTTTGAAAAGTTAAACCAAATTGTTGTGTAACAAAAAATAATATTGTCATATATAAATATGGCATCAATGGCAGTTAATTCTTCATGGTCTCCATTTCCTTTTAAAAATGTTCCTGCCCCATTAAGTAATGTTGATCCAAAATATGTAAATGTTACAAATTCAAATGATCCCAGGTCGTTTGGTTCAAATGAAACAAACCGTCAATGGGGTTTGTCGGGAGTATCAAATAATGCACAAGCTGCTGCTGCAAGTGCGTTGAAAGGTGGATCTAGACATAAAACAAGAACTCTTCGTAAAAAAATTAAAAATATTGCTAATAAGTATAAGAAGATGAAAGGCGGAAAAAGCAGAAAAATGACTTTAGGGTCAATTAAACGAAAATTGTCGTCTATTCTCCGTATGAGAAAAAGAAAAAGCAATGGTATGCGTGGTAAGAAATCCAAAAAGAATGTTAGCCGCAGACATCGTGGAACTAAAAGGCAGCGAGGTGGTTACAGCCAGTGGATGAGTAATGTTGCATACACTCCTTCTTACTCAACCGGTGGCCATCTAGCGCCGGCGGATAATGCTTTAGCAAATCCAGTTCCTTACCAAGTAACCAATAACTGCGTGGATAATTACAACCATTTTACTGGAAAAGGTTTTCAGATGTAAATCAACCTTTGATAAAGGTTGAGCCAAATTCACTTTTTATTTCTTTGGAATCTTGATAAAACATGTTTCTAGAAGTGCTTCGTCTGATTTGGCACATGGTTTTTCTTTTCCCTTTGTTTTTGAACACGATACATGGGTCCAAAAGCGCGTGTCTGGATCATATTCTGCATTAGAAGTTTGAATTATTTTATAATTTTGTTTTTTATAAAATGCTTTCCTTTTAGTCCATTGATTTCTAAAAGGTTGATGCTCATCAATAATATCAACCACAACAGGATTTCCATGGCGTTCTCTCAAAATTCTTCCAACTGATTGTTCAATATCTGTTTTTGGTGTTGCCATGATGAGTGTGGTAAGGGTTTTTATGTCTAAACCTTCCGCAGCGAGAGCATATGACGCAACGACAATTTTCTTGCTCTCGCTTTCTTTGAGCGCGGCTTCTTTCATCCCACCAACATAATATCCAACGCTCGCAATATTTCGCGCTTTAATTGCATCATAAAAGTATGTCAGTAAATTCCGGTTGTGAGCAAGAATCATAATTTGTTGTGCAGGATTCTCTTTTATCATATCTCCCAGAACGCGCAATATAAATTCACTTCTATGATTGAATGCACACAGCTTAGAAATCATCGTGCTATATTGGACGTTCCCTCTGAAATCAGTCGCCACCTTTTTGAATTCTGTATCATTGCTAGTATATTCAATTCCGCGAACTATAACAGCATGTTCTTCGTCTCTCGTTCCTTTAAAAACGACTTCTCCCAAAAACATTTTAAATACCTTTGTAGTGCCGTCCTTGCGGTTCATTGTGGCAGATAATCCGAGTGTATATTTTGTAACAAGTTTGAAAAGAGCGCATGAGAATACCTCACTTGAAATGTGATGCACCTCGTCAATAATAGTCAAGCCAAAACTCTGAAATGTGGATTCGTGGTAATCCTTCATAGAAAGCGACTGCAACATACCAATAACAATATCTTTGTCTGCAATATCCACAATCTGCCCCTGAATCTTACCAACTCGCGCCCCAGGAAGAAATTGTTGAATGCGTTCTATCCACTGATTCATCAAAAATTCTTTATGCACAATTATTAGGGTCTTCTTTTTTAATTGCGTTATGATATTCAGTGCTAAAACTGTATTGTGTGTAACAGTAAAATCTCCTAATACAAATCGTCTATTTCCATCAATTTCAAAACCATAATAATCATCTACTTCTAATTTTATTAATTTGATACGGTAATTTAAAACATCTTTAATTTGTCTTCTAGGAGGAGATTTCTTTCTTGGAATTATAGTAGGAATTTCTTCTAGACCTTTTCCATTTATACTAATTCTAAAAGCGGTTCCATATTTCTTTTCTCCTTTATAAGTCCATGAAGTTTTTTTGACCTTTTTATTGCAAGAAAATCCCAAACTTCTAGCCAAGTAAATAACATCATCCATTAATTTTTCATTTTTTTGAGTAAATTCAAAGCCACCATTTTTAATTAAATGTCCATCACTATCAATTAATCCTGCCAACAATTTTAATCTGTTTTCTCTTGAATTGCATTTATAAATTAATGGAATATGTTTATTTTTAATTAGATTTAAATCCCTTAGTGTATTTAACATTATATTATTTTTAATGGTGTGGTTTCCGCAAATACCATAATCATATTGAGACGCATAAATTAAAGATAAATTATAACTTTTTAAATTATGCGCAAAATAATGCAAAACGGTAGAATCTTGACATGAGATTTTAGTTGCTCTTGAGCTTCCATCTCCCAACCAATACCCCATCATATATGGGTCAAATGGCAAAAGTATTTCTGGAAACTCTAATGGAACTCTATAACCATATAATACACCACCTCTTCCGTGAAAACTTTTAGGCAAGTTTAAATAATCTAGCACAGAAATGTCAAGAACCGTTCCTTTTTGTAGAGCCTTACTACAATTTGTTGCACATTTTAAAGATAAAATATGACTTTCATTTACAATATATCCTTCACCTTTTTGAGGTTCAACTTTATACATTTGTTCCTTTCCTCTAGCTAATGATAAAACTTTTCTTGGGGTAGAATCATCACCCATTAATAAATCTCCCTCTATAACATCTTGAACCTTTTTAATAGTTCCATCATACATTAAAATTTCTGTGTCTATTCCTAAGCATTTTCCGTAAGCACATGGAAGCTCTAGAAGCCCGCCACCAGTATTACCATTTTTTATAACATGATCAATATAAGTTTTTACAACAGGCTTTTGATTATCGCGCAAGTCTCCTGCAAATTTTATGGAAATATCATCTCCTTCAGGAATTTTTGATTCTGCTGCCACTCCAAAATGGGTCTCACCAAAATATCTCGGAATATAAAATTTATTACCAGACTCGCGATACACGGGAAATGTATTTGTTTGAGTTCCAGCACCGGGCGTTCCAGGAGTATATGGTTTAGCGGTTAGTTCGGTTTTAATAAATTTCTGTTGTTCCACTGTTAAATCTTTCTTATAAATAGTGTATCCTTTTTGACCAAGATAAGTGTTTAGCATTTTTGAATTATCCATAATTGTATTATACATCTTTTAGATATATTATTAAGTGTTCAATTTTTATATGATTTAGTTAATGATTTTAAAGAGGATGAATAGAATAAAATCTATTAATATGATATATGGATAGTTTTTCAGACTTATTTAAAAAGGAAAACATGGGACAAGTAGTCTTGTGCATATTGTTCATTATTTATTTAATCATGGGATACAAGATGCCTGACTCTGTTGCAGGCGTAATTGATACCATTTATGGCAAGGTTATTGTTGCTGTAATTGCTCTTGTGCTATTTTCATTTGCAAATCCAATTTTAGGTGTTCTAGGATTTCTTGTTGCATTTGAATTAATTAGACGTTCTTCAATGACAACTGGCACATATGCGCTTGATCACTATGTTCCAACTGAAGTTAAAAAGGAAACGCAGTTAAATGCAATGAATCAATTTCCTTATACTTTAGAGCAGGAAGTTGTGAAAAAAATGGCGCCCATAAGAGATAACAACGATTCTTCAACACAGCCATCTTTTTCTCCTGTCTTGGATGATACTTATGATGCTGCACCCATTAATTACGAAGGTGTCATCTAAACCCGTATAATGTGTTAAATAATTTTACAATATAATAATCGTAAAATTATTTTTAAGAAGAAGAAGAAGAAGAAGAAGAAGAAGAAGAACCGGTAACATCACCATCAGCACTTCCACCCGTTAAAACTTCAAGACCTTTATGAATAAGCATAAGAACAATAACAAATACAAATGCGAATAATAATATTAAAAAAATTGGATTACGAATAATACTGAACAATGTAGTTCCGGCATCAAAATCAGTGTTTGCTTTAATACTAACAACTTCGTTTGTTTCTTCGTCTGACGCATTTGTGGGTTGGCAATCTATGTATATATCACTTCCATTTACACCAGCTCCTTTTGTTGGCCCATCTGGATTAACAAATAGACTTGGCCCGCTTGGAAAAACAACTATGTCTAAAGGTGTGATAATTTTATTCATTGCATCTAAATTACTTTGTGATATATAGATTGCATTTTGCATGCCAAATGCAACAAAATCTAATCCATTTCCAGAGTAATTATAGAATTCCTTCATTGGTATGAAATCATTTAGTGTAAAATCTGTAATGCCTTGACTAATACTTCCACCCTGAGAAGGAGCCCCCTTGGACATGGCAGAAATTATTTCTCCAATAGTATTTGATGCCGCATTAGAAGTGCCATTTGTGGATATTGGTATGCAAACCAGTAATCCTTGACCTCCTGATGTTGGAGTATGCATAATGAATAGTTCTGCATCAGCTTGCATATTATTATATGAATGTAAAGATGGACTATATATGTAGCACGAAGCTATATTATATTTTGTTTTATTAAATGTTACAGGTGACGTAGAATCGGTATAAGATAATGTTATATTATTTCCACCATTTGTTGCTGTGCAACTGCTTACAGGATAATCAAATGAAAAAGCACATTTATAGTTGCATGTTCCAGCAATATTTTGTGGGGATATATTCATAGGTGTTGTTTTTGGTTGAGTGCTCATTAATATAACTATATAAATAAAAATATTATTTTATTTATATAGATAGCATGAAATTAACTAAAGGTAAAATATCAAAGATCCAGAACAAAAAAAAGCAAAGTTTAAAGCGATATAAAAAGGGTGGTAAAACTCACAAATCCAAAACATTTAGAAAGAGAAAGGCATTTAATCTGCATAATAAAAGTTTAAAAAAATATAAGGGCGGACAACCCGTAGAGACGGAAGCTAAATCTGATGAAACCCCTAATCTAGTGGGAGAACCTACAACCGATGTAGTGGGTGAAACCCCTGCGAATATTGTCCCTACAACCGATGTAGTGGGTGAAACCCCTGCGAATATTGTCCCTACAACCGATGTAGTGGGTGAAACCCCTGCGAATATTGTCCCTACAACCGATGTAGAAGAGCCTGTTGGAAGTAATGTATCACAAGCGGATGGCGAAGAGGCTGTTGGAAGTAATGTATCACAAGCGGATGGCGAAGAGCCTGTTGGCGAAGAAGAAGACCCAGGTGAAGGTCCTGGAAGTGGCACTGCATTGCCTCCACCAGTATCGGCAGAAGGGTCTCCAGAAGCAGTTAATTTGAGTAATAATTTAGACGATGCTACAGCTGCTGCTGGTTCTGATGCTGCTGCTGGTTCTGATGCTGCTGCTGGTTCTGACGCTGCTGCTGGTTCTGACGCTGCTGCTGGTTCTGACGCTGCTGCTGGTTCTGACGCTGCTGCTGGTTTTGATGCTGCTGTTGGAACTGATGAAGGAAGTGAAGGAAAACAAGCACAAGAACAAGAAAATCAACCATCTATAACTGAAAAAGCCCCAATGGGAAATGATATTTCTATTGTTGCCGAATCATTGGATAAATTGGCGGATTATATTTCAGAAAAAATTGCACAAAAACTTAAAAATAGCTCATTTGGAAATTCGTCTGGTTCAGGTTCCGGCTTAAATAAAGATTCTTTTAATGCAGTCGCAAATGCAAATGAAACTTTGGCTGAAAGCGCATAAAATAAATTATTATTTGCATATAGTAAATGATAATTATCAACAATTATTCAAGACCAATATATATTTTATTTGATTATGATGAAAATATAAAAAATTACATTTTAGATGAAACATTTTTTGATAAAAATGGATATATATTTATTTTAACATCATGGTATAAAACTGATAAGGCCGTTTCAATTGCAAACATGAATCCGCTTTATAACATTGTAATACTAGCAAATTCAATAGAAGAAAAGACGTTTTTTGAAACTAGAACCAAGAGTGATGTTATATTTTGTAATCATAATGCATTTTTAGATGAAAACAAATTTAAAATTCTAGGAAACTTGCCAAAATTTTACGACTTGGTAATAGATAGCGCTTTTCACGAGTATAAGAATGTAGAAAAGGCTAAAAAAGTTGAAAACGTTTTGCATATTGGATATTTTAAACAGTCAATTAAACGGTCTGAAGATAAGGTTATTCCAAGCTACGGGAAATTAGCAAATTTTGTAAATGGAGAATATAAACTATTAAATAAAGTTCAAATAAACACATTTTATAATCAATCGCAAATTGGTGGGATATTTTCAGAAAGCGAGGGAGCGTGTTTTGCCTCATCTAAGTATTTATTATCAGGATTACCAGTTATTAGCATTAAAAGTAGCGGTGGCAGAGATATTTGGTATAACGAATATAACTCGGTTATATGCGATAATGATGAGGACAATATTTATAGTGCATGTCAAATGGCGCGAAATAAACTTGCATCGGGAGAATTCAATAGGGAGAAAATAAGAGCTCTACATTTACAAAAAATGGATGAACATAGAAATGCACTCATTGAATACATAACGCAACGTGTTTTGTCAGAAGAAATAGACGTTGCCTTGGTTAAAAAGATGTTTTCATACTTCTAAATGAAAGGAATATATTTTATGGTATCATTGTCATATTTAGTTATTTTAAACGCTTGATTGTAACCCTCTACATACACAGTGTCGCCGTTGTATAATTCATCACAACCATATTCATTTGTGCAGCTGCGACCATTTCTAACTATTGGCAACTTGACACTGTTATTCTGGTCGCTCATTGTATAATATTGCCATTTATAGCGACTTACAAATAATGGGCGTCCCATTAATGGAAGAATTTTTCCACCACCGTTAAGCGGTGTTAAAATTCCAATTTGACGATAACTAGTATCAACTGCGCCAATATTTGTAGAAACGTTTATAGGAACAGTTCCTGGAGGCGTGTATGTGATATTTGGCACTAAATATCTCTCATCTCTTAATGGGGGAACATATGGATTCATTAAAACATCTCCTGGCAAATTGTTATAGCCGTAGTTTGGACGCGTAAAGAATCCATAACCACCCGAAGGGGAATTCTGCTCCTGTTTAATTATAATTTTTTCAGTCGGTTTATAATTGTCGTTTGCGTCATTATTTAAACTTCTATAAACAAAGTAGAATACAACTGCAATTATTATTACTAAAAATATCATGGTTGCATTTTCTAGACATATTACTCCTGGAGGACATTTTTTACTCATTGATATATATATTATAACAATATATATGTCAAAATACAGTTTAATTTAATTTGCGCTTAACTTTTCTTTTACTTATTTTATCGTTTTCTAGTATTACTGCGTTTTTTATAATGTTTTGTTCCGCGCTT